GGTCATCCTGATCGGCAACCTGGGCCAAGATCCGGAGGTGCGCTTTACGCCCTCCGGCACGGCCGTGGCCACCCTGAACGTGGCCACCACGGATGCCTGGAAGGATCGGCAGTCGGGGCAGCTCCAGGAGCGCACGGAATGGCACCGCGTGGTGCTGTTCAATCGCCTGGCGGAAATCGCCCAGCAGTATCTCGGCAAGGGGGCCAAGGTCTACGTCGAGGGGCGGCTGCAAACCCGCAAATGGCAGGACCAAAACGGCCAGGATCGTTTCTCGACCGAGGTGGTGGCCGGCGATCTGCAGATGCTCGACTCCCGCGGTACCGGCGGCGGGGGTGGCGGTACCGGCCGGCCGACGCCGCCGCCCAGCAACCAGGGCCACGGCGGGCAACGCTCGAACGCCTACCAGGCGGCACGCGACGGCAATGCCCCGCCCCCGTCCAACGCCGGCGGGCCGCCGCCGGGGTCGTTCGATGACTTCGACGATCAAATACCGTACTGACAGGAGGTCGCTATGCGCGCAGGCGTGAAGCAATACGTGGTGGTCACCAGCGAAGATATCCCGGCCGGGCATCGCATGCTCGATGAGGGGTATCTCCCGAAGGGGCCGCTGGTCCTCGAGCAATACCTGGGGGCGCCGGCCAAGGCGCAACGGATCGCCCAGCGGGCCGAGCAGATGCGGGCCTCGGGCTATTCCGGCGTCGAGATCTGGCGGGTGATGCGTCAGGGCGAGGTGCGGGGCCTGGCGAGGCGGGCCCTGCTGGGCGGGGTGCTGATCGGCGCCCTCCTCAGCTGGGTGGTCGCCTCAGTCGTGCCGCAGGTCATGGCCTAATCCAAATTGTATGCAATTGCTGACATATTTCGTTACTGGTTGCTGACATACTTCTGCCCCCGCGCCTCATGGACGGGGGCGCTTTCACGAGCCTGGGACGCACCGCCAACGCTTTGAAGGGGGCTTGATGGGTCAATTGGTAATGCTGCACGCCGCACAGGCGGCTCCGGTGGATCAGCTGGTCGATCGGCTGGTCGGGGCAGGCATCGAACCTCTGGAAGATCCGCGCGGCTTCTCTCGGGGTAGCGCCGCCAATGCGCTCGAGCAGCTCGAGCCGTACCTGGAAAACGAGCCGGATCCCACGCATCCGGTGCATATCGCCTCGCGTCTGCTGGCCATGATCGTGGTGGCCAACGGGTCGCGTCCTCAGCCGCCGCCACAGGCGCCGGCGCCGATCCGCTAAGAGAATCCAACGAACGCCCGGCCTTGCCCGGGCGTTTCTGTATCATCGGTCACTCGGAATCCTGGCCCTGGTTGCGCAGGCGTTGCACCAGGGCGCGGAAGCCATGCGGGTCGTCCTCGCGTGCCGGGTCTGGCTCGCGGCGCTCCTGGGGCGCCTCTGGCGGTCCTGGTGGGGGTGGTGGCTCAGCCGCGGGTGGGGGCAGCAGGCGCTGTTGCTCGACGGTCTCGGTCAGCTGGGCGAACTCGCGGCGTAGGGCGACCAGCTCCTGGTGCATGGCCTGCATCACCTGCAACAGGGCCTGTTGCGATGGGGGCTCCTCGGGTGTTGCATCCTGTTGCAACTCGGCGGGCAGCTGGCTCGGTTCGCCGTAGCAGCGGATCAGCTCGGCGAGGTCGATGACGCGCTGGCCATCGCCGCGAAAGGTGCATGATAGGCGGCCTGCCTCGATGTGGCGGTGAATCGTCGAGCGGTTTTTGCCGTACAGCTTGGCGGCGTCCGTCACGGTGAATTGCACGGTGTTGCATCCTGTTTCCCTGGCCCTGTTGCATGATGCCGGTTCCGCCGCCCGTCCGCGATGCCTTTCCGGTTTTGCCACATGAATTGAGGTCAGACGTCGATGGCCACCTCCTCGAGGTCGGGGGCCTCGCCCTGGATCTCGCCGCCCTGCACGTAGGCCCGGGCGCCGATCGCCACGCTCTGGCCGCGCACGCGCACGGTACCGCCGCCGAGCAGCTCGACGGTGCTGTTGCCGGCGCCGTCCTGGGCGGTCACGGTCCCCACCAGTAGCGGGTCGCGGGGCAGCAGCCGGCGCAGTTTCGTCCATGGGTTCGCCATGTCAGGCCTCCTGGTAGTGTCGCTCGATGGTCAGGCTCTGGCGTACCGCCAGGCTCACGCCGCCATTGCTCGCCCGCTTGGCGTTGGCGGTCACGCTCAGGCCGCGTACCAGGCCTCGCCAGTCGCCCTGGAATCCTCCGCCATTGTCGGATCCGGCCTCGATCATCCGTCCGGGCTCGATCAGTCCGCCCAAGTCGTCGGATAGGGGCAACTCGTGCGTTTCGGTGGCCTGGCGGCCGGTGGTGGCCAAGGCGGCAATCCCCCGGGCGCGCGCCGGTGCCGGGTCCGTGATCAGCGGGTCGACGATCGTCTCGGCCAGGCGGTCACCGGCGGTGCCGCTGCGCTTCACGTGAGCCAGGATCCCGCCGGGGCTCTGGCCATGCACATAGACCGCATTGCGGCTGTCGCCCGGTTTCTTGTCACTCGAGCGCTGCAACATCACGGCGCGCGGCACTTGGATCACGCCGCCGGCGGCCCCCCACTCCCAGGGGGCGCTCGGGTAGCGGGGCAGCACGCTGACGGTGTCCTGGTTGCGGTGGGCCTGCACATAGCCGCCGCCAGCTTCGGCGATGCGAGCGATCACGTCGATCGGGGCCAGGCCCTGGTACGACCAGGCGCCGGCCGGGACCAGCCAGTCGTTCAGGCGCCAATCCAGGGACCAGCCGGTGGGCAGCTCTTGGGCGGCCAGCTGTTGGGCGGTGCGATCGCTGGCCTCGAGGTAGTCGCGGGCGTCGGCGTAGGGACTGGCCAGGTAGGCGGCCCGGGACCGGCCGCGAATCGTGCCGCCGCCGCGCTTCCAGGCCTCCTGCAGCTGCCAGCCGTCGATCAGCACGCGCCAGGTGTGGCCGTTGATCATGGCGTCGACTTCGACCGGCTCGGCATCGGTGCCTTCCACCAGGGCCAGGGCCGACGCGCTGGCCAGGCTGGCGGATAGCGTCCAGCTCCATGAATCGGTGTCGATCGAAACGGTGACGGCCGTGGCCGGGAGATCTCGCCCGTCTGCCACGCGCACCAGGTGGGCGCTGTTCTGCACGATGTAGATCCTCCGCGTGGGTATCAGGATGGTGCCGTCGCCGGGCTCACCGCCGCCCCCGGTGCCGGCGCAGGGGTCGACGCCGAACGCCAGAATCCACGGCGCGTGCGGCACTGGGGCGCACATCACCAGATCGGCGCTGGGCTCCCAGGGTGGCGGCGGCTCAGGCGGGCCGGGCGGCGCGGGTGGCGGGTCGAAGCCGGGCTCGGGCCACTGGGCGTTCTCCCAGGGCAAGCCGGATCCGGCCGTCTGCCAGCGGCCCTGGCCGAAGTCGCTGCGGATGGCCAGCGGGGGCAGGTAGCCGGCCACCTCCCAGCGGGGGTGCTCGAACTGATCGAGGCGCCCCGGGTATTGCCAGGCGCTGTGCTCGCTCTGGTCGACGCGCTGGCTTTCCTCCCATCGCGTGCGCCGTTGCCGGTCGGCGCGACCGGGGTATTGCCAGGCGTTGCGCTCGCCCTGGTCGACGCGCTGGCCTTCCTGCCAGCGGCTGGTCGCAGCCTGGGACTGGCCGGGCGGGTTCTCGAATCCGTCACGCAGTCCGTGGGGCCGATCGGCGGCCTGCTGCCACGGCATGGCGATGCTCGGCGTGCGGCGGGCGCTCTGCTCCCAGCCATCGCGCATGTCCTTGGCCACATCGTCGGCCTGCTGCCACACGCTGGTGGTGGCTGCCTTCGGCGCCCGGTCGACGTTGATGTCGAAGCTGGCGTCCAGGCGGGCGCTGGCCAGCCCGGGCAGGTTGATGGCCAGCTTCCCGCGGCTGGCGGCATGGCCGCGCAGATCGCCACGCGGCGGGGCCATGGTCGCCTGGATCGACAGCGTCGCCGGTGGGTGGGTCGTGCTGCCGTCGCCATCCTGCGTCGGCTGGCCGAACTGCAGGGCCACGGTGCCGACCGGCGCCTCGTACCCGCTCGGGCCGAATACCAGGTCAGCGGTGCCGACCGGGGCTTCCCAGGGCGGCGGCGGTGGCGGCGCCCATGTCAGGTCGACGGTGCCGACCGGCGCCTCGTACCCGCTCGGGTCGAATTGCAGTCTGGTCGCCATCGATCAGGGCTCGGCGAAAACGGCGGTGTCGATGCCCACCAGGACGCCGGCGTACAGGTACGTCGTGCTGATCACGATCGTCGCGCCGCTGCCCTCCTCACCCACGTCGACGTCCATTACCCAAGCGCCGTCGCCGTCCTGAATCCGGCCCCAGGTTGCCAGCCCTTCGACGGTGGCCATCGCCTCGGGGAAGGTCGCCAGGGTCAGGATTCCGCCGTCGAGACTCTCCACCAGCGGGTCGGGAAGGTCGATGGTGACCAGGGCCTGGCCCGGCGGTGTGCCGCCGTTCTGCGCCGGCAGGTCGCCGGCATAGAGGGTCAGCGTGCCCTGGCCGGCGCCGGCACTCATGGCGTCGGCGATCGCCTGCAGGCGGGCATTGCGCACGCTGGTGGCCAGCTTGATCATGTCGGCACCTCCGGCTGCACCATGTCGGCAATCACGGCGTTATTCTCGCCGGTGTAGTCGAACGCCACCACGGTGAAGCGCTTGTTCGGATCGAGGTCGTTGAACCGGTAGGCGCCGGTGCTGTCGCTCCATGCCTCGCGGACGATGCGCTTAGTGGTACGTTCGAAGCAGCACACGCGCCGGCGGATCGGCTGGCCATTCTCGTCCGTCACGGTGCCTTGGATGCGGCCCTGGCGAGCCGGATCGGTAACGGTGCCACTCGGCGTTCCATTGCCGCCGCTGCCGTCGATCTGGTCAAAAAAGGCGATGGTATGCACGGGGTCTGGAGTACCTTGCACCTCGCTGATCCCACTTCCCTGAATGGCGGACTGGTTAGGTATGCGCGGTATGGCTCTCGGATTCCAGCCGATTGTCGGATGTATAAGAGGCTTAGTTGAATCAAAAGTTTTATGCGGGAAAATTTTTTCTGGATCACCGCTAAAAAAATTTCCGTTGTAAAGGCTTTCAACCTCACCACCTTTAAGAGCTCTGCTCATTATAAATATATTATCGATAAGCCCGTCTATGGTTGGCGTAGTAAAAGCCCTGCCGATGGCTATCGGCAACCCGGTGTCTACACTTCCGACATTAAGAGCACCGGGACTCTCCGAATAAAGAGAATCATTGATGTACAGCCTTAAACTGTCACCTTTTCGTTCTCCTGTGACCATTACAAGGCCGGCATTAAAAAACCCATAATCAGGGCCTAACACCTCCACATAAATTGATGATGAATCTCTTATTCTGAAGCTAATATTCCCTCCGGTTAACAGCATCATCCAGTGAGAACCTTGCGTGCCATCTATTGCATAATTTGAAAGAGGAAGAACATCAGAAGGCGGTTCGCTATAAAGGCGAATCCAGAAAGAAACCGTGAAATCCCCAACCCCGAAGTCTTGACTGCTTTCGTATGGCACATAATAGTAATCGGAGTCTGTCTGCGTTAGCCGAATGCCGTTTCTGAATTTAGCGGGAGCCAGACCCACATTTCCCACCATTATCGCATCCGCCCCAGACCCATTGGTTAGCGATCCGTCTGAATGTTGGGAGTCTGCTGTTATACTAACGACCGATTCAGGGATTGCGTCAGCGCCTGGCGTCTGGCTTCCAGCGACCACTGCTTCCATGTATAGGACCAGGCTATAAACATCGCTTTTTGTTATTGCTTGATCATAAATCCTCAAATCTGCAAAGTCGCACTCGATCGTCGCGCTTTCATCTTCCCTCGCGCCGATAGTCACTGGCACCGCCGGCCAGGTAACAATTTCAGTGACGGTGGCCACGGCAATGTTGTCTAAGTACAAGGTCGCTTCGCCGTTATCATAAACAGCCACGGCATGATGGTACTCGTCACGGTAGAAGGTCGCCTCGGCACTGGCGACACCGTTGACCAGCAGTCGGATTTTTCCGGTCTTAGTTTGTTCGATGGCCAGGCCGTTGGTGCCGTCATGCTGGCCTATCAGGTGCCCCGCCCCCTCTCCTGGGCGGAGCCACGCGGCCATGCCGGCGGCGGTTTCCGTGGTGAATTGGATGGCGGTATCGATGCGACTGGCGACTCCATCCATTCGCGCCTCCCATCCCCCGTCGACTAGCTGGCTTGGCGCCCAAGTAACATCTGAAGCGGTGCCGTTGGCGGTTCCCGCGCTGTCGCGGGTGTTACCATCGAACTTGTAGCGGGCGATCAGCGTCATGCCACCACCTCCTGGCGCCACTGGTCGAGACGAAAGGCAATCAGATATTCATCGCTTACGTCATCACGGCTATCGGTAGCCAGCCAGAATATCACCGGGATTCCCTCTAGGTCAGGAAGACTATCTATCACGGCTTTATGGTAGACAAACGATGTTTGGAGCGGCTGAATAACTCCGGGCATGAAACCGCGCAGGCTATTTTGCTCCATCACCATCAGCTTGCCTGTGGCCACATAGAATCCATTTGTGGCGAGGTTGGGGTAAGCGAAAAGGTTTCCTATCGTGTTTCCGATTCCGATCAAACTCCATGGCATCGCGCCAGGCAGCTGCTGGTATCCACGCGCAATACCGCGGAAATCGCTCGAGACAAGACCTCCAAGAGTCAGGAAGTCAGTATAGGGGTTATCATAGCTTGAATCCCATTCTCCCGTTGAGCTCCCGTCCATGCCGAGGATCAGGCAATGGCTGGAATCGCCAGGACGGACGGTATCAATATCACCGAGCACAAAAACCGATCGATGTTCTTTGTTGGCGTAGCGAGGCACCCAAAAGATCATTTTGTCGTCAGCCAAAAACAGCCACTCCTCGGTGGTTTGG